TATATCCATGTTATTTGTCTTTTCAAAAATAGGTTAAATAATTTTAGATTCCAAATTAAATGCGTTGTAAAATAAAATCAAACGCATCGTGTAAAGTGACTGTGCGATAAATTTCAGCCATGCGATAGGCGTGTTCCCATGTCGGTGCATACCAAGTTTTGGTGTACAATTCTTTGCCTTGTTCTGTGCGATAAACACACTCGTAAATGTTGATTGTCATATTCATACCACGAATATACATCCATTGAATTGTAAATTCCAAATTACAAATATAAAAAGATTAAAAAAAAGTGAGAATTAACCCACTTTCTTTGTGAATGGCCTTATTTTTTTGTGAGTGACTTCAACATTGCAATTAACTTGGGGTGTGGGTACACATCCGCCTTATCTGGTCTAACTGAATTGTGTGTAAATACACCTTCCTCGCCCTTCAATGCCCGTTTGCTTACTTCCCAAATATCATCGTTGTAAGTCAAATCAATGCCGTATTTGGTATTCCAATGGATCAACAACTCCTTTACGGATTCTATTTGTGCATCTGTGTAGTTCTGCCATAACTTGTAACCCTTGTATGGTTTATCCAACTCAATTACATCGTCCTTCTTGATTTCACCGCCTACATAATTATAATACTTACCACCTTTTTGTGTCAATGGTCCGTAATTACATATCTCAATACCAATGGATGAACGATCCAACGGAAGGTATGGCAACCCCTGGCTCATAAAGTGCTTTGTACCTAACCCAAGGTGATACGCCCAACACTCGCTTCCAAACCCTTGCACGATTGTTCCGTCATTACTGATGGATACGCAAGTTGCAACCTTGTTGGCTTGTGATTCCCAAAATTGAAACACTTGTTCGCCACTTGGTCCACCCGCCGTGTGGTGTAAATAGATTTGTTTCTTTTCAATCTTTTCGTAATTGTACGAACGGAAATGTACTTGTTTAGTTTTCATCCTTTTTGCTAAATTTATCTATTGATGTAAATCCCAATGTTAAAATCGTTACCCATTCAACCGCTTCCACCAATTCTTTTGATGGTGCTATCTCCTGGGGTGACATAGAATTGTGTGCCATTGTTCCAAATAGTACAAACGCCCCGATGATTCCCACGAAACGCTTTGAACTGAATTGACCTTGGTCACCTTTGAAAATCTCTAATATCTTTTTCATTATCCTTGGCCTCTACTGGCCTTTTTTGATTTGTGTTTGTTTATGTGCTTGGTATGTCTACCCAATTTGTTTTTGGGCTTTGCACGAAATGTCGATGTGTTAGTTGCCTTTGCCATTATTTCATTCCGTTTAATCGTAACATATTTTCAATTGATGCCGTGTCCATGTCCGCCATTGCCGTGTCGATACCCATGTACATCATGGTCTTTGCATACTTTTCCGCCTTGGCTTGTGCCTTGACAACATCCGCTTTTAACGCTTCCTTTTCCGCAACCTTTGATTCAACCATCTCCGCGTTCATCGTTTGAGCCATTTTGGTGACTTCTCCCGCACTTTCTACATTTTTTGATACCTTGCTAAGCAACGCATCTATTTCGTCGATTGTGGGGCTTTGTTTTGCGTTTGCAATTGTGAACACATAACCCGTCATAAATAGGGCGGTAAAAACTAACAATGCCGTTCTCATAGTTTTTTCATTGTTTGCATTATACGGATTTCGGTCATGGCGGATGCCAAGCAAGAATCGGATCGTTTTAATGCGTAGGTCAATTTATCAATTTTGACATCCAACGCTTCAATCTTTGAATTGGCTTTTTCAATCTGTTCTTTATAGCCCGAACGCAAGTCCATATACAAATAAGACACAGCCAACAACATGCAAAAAGAAACGGCCGCAATTGGATTTTTCTTAAATTGCTCAAAACTAACGGGCAACGCATTGGGTTTTACTTTTGGGGCGGTCATTATTCAGTAGGTGGAAAAGGTGGTGATGGTGGTGGTATGTATTCGGCTTCGGGTAAATCTAAAACCCAAGCGTATTCGGTTATTTCAACTTCGGGTTTGTCCTCATCGGAAAGGAATAAAAACCAAACGCCGTTAATATCTTGAACGCAATTAAAGAACTGATAAGGCGTGTAATACTGCCCTTGAATCAAATCCTTTTGTTCGGGTGTAAGTGTGTAACCTATCATCATACTTGTTAAATTTTATACGAAGTTTTACTAAGTTGTTTTTTCAAAGTCAATACTAATAAATCCATATAATCCCCCATTAAGGGTTTAGTATTTGACAACAAATTTTTTATTTTATTAACTTTTTTCATAATATACAACAGTGTAAGCATTACACATTTCTAGCGAGGGTTGTTTGAAATGCTTGTACTGCGGTGTAAAAATTGGATGCTTGGGTATCGGTTAAGCCGTCACCGATAGAAGCGAATGCAGACTTGCTTCCGTTAAAATTGTTCTGTCCCGTTCCTTGATTATTTGTATTTAAATAAGCATTTAAATTTGGGAGAGTTCCGCTATCCGATGCGTTAATAATAACACTATTATTTTTAAATAATTTTACAGTAGAGCCATTTCTCGTACCAACATAGAATGCAATTGTTGTGGTTTTTGAAACGGAATTTGCCCCACTACCAATTTGCACATAATCACTACTACCAATTGGGCTGATTGCAAACCTTTTTGAATAATCCGAAGCGGTACAACCTACTTGATAACCGTTGCTTTCTGTTTGCTGATAATAACTCATATGCACAGAAGTACTAGTTAAATTTGTAGATGGATTTAATGTTGTATCAAAATACGCACTCGTTCCATTTGCAGTAATTCCATTACTCGCAAAAGTCCAACCACTTGTAAAAGTACCCGTAAAACTTGACGATTTTAAATTCTGAGCACACGCAGCAGCCGAACTACCTACCATTGGATAAATGGCTTTCATACTTGACCACATACCCGCACTTTTCATATCAAGTACAAGTTGATTGGTTGCGTTCTTTTCGGTGGTCGTAAGTGATCCACCCGCAGTTGTAACGCGGTCAAAGAATGCTTGTGCATCGGGGTCAAATCCGCCACTACTGGCAGTTCGTCCGCCAACCCTTACACCAACACCAACGCCAAACATTATTCTCCGTACATTACAACCGATCCACTTGCCAAGGTGATTGAACTGATGTAACTACCATCGGCAACGGCAATGAATGTGCCTTGCTTTAATGTTACGCCACTCAATCCCAATGGTGTCATTAACGATGCACTTGCCTGGTCTAAAATTGCTGAAACAACGGCATCCGCGTTTACCACAAACCCACGGAATCTGCCCGTGTTGGCACTTGTGTTTGATACGACCTTTGAACCCGTGTAACCCGCGCTAAATGAACTTGCTGAAATACTCATATCAATAAAACGATTAAATGGTTATTTGTTCCACATTCTCCGCACCATAAATGGCGACCAATGCATCGTACACGGCATTCACCAACAATGATTCTGCGGGGATTGTTTCGTACGCTACAACCGATAATTCAAGGTTTGAAAAAGTGGTGTTAAAATCTTGAATCCCTTGAATTGGGGCTTTGCCTTCTGCCAATGCTTGAACACTTGCAAAAACCATAGTGGCAATTTGGGCGGGGATAATTCCGTCTTTTTGACTTTTTACATCGGCATAACCTTCTGCGATTACGCATACTGAACCCGATGGAATTGATAAACCGCTTGTGAGGTTTACGCTTGTATTGATTTGAATTGCTTTCATATATTTACAAAATTAAGTGTTTTACATTGCACTATTTGTGACTTGTCTCCAACTTGTTCCGTCGTAAAAACAAGGACAATTCAATGTGGTGTTATAAACTTCCAACCCATTTGCGGGTGAAGCAATGGCATTGATTTGTGTTGTTGTCATTCGGGGCATTAGGAATCCTTTGGTAGTGCTATCGGCTTGTAATTGAGCCGAAGCATCGGGCTGATTAAATCCACTTGAAATGCTTGTAGCCCCTTTTATTTGTACTTGTGAAGCACCACTTGAATAAGTTGAACCCGTAACACGAACACCACTTGAACCACCTCCATCACCATAAAGAGTACAATTACTATTGTTTACTGTTTGATACCACGCTGACCCATCAAAAATTCCAGTATTAACATCAAAAACCATTGTAGAACGCAAGTTTAATTGTCCATCATCACTAAGTTTCAACATTTGAGTCCCCGCACTATTCTGCACCAAAAGCGATGTAGTGGCGGATGTTGAGCCACTGCCTTTGATGCCTAATCTTGCTGATAAAAACGAACTACTGCCTATAACTGCATCATTATCGTTTATAAACGAAGAAACGCGTAAACTTGAAGCAGCCGCATTTATAGTGCCATCATCTCGGATTTTAAACAAACTCTGACCGCTTAAATTACTAGCGTTAAAGCAAAATGTCGTAAAATTATTTCCGCTTCCTTGAACATCCAAAGTAGTTGTAGGCGTTGCCGTACCAATCCCCAACCTATTATTTGTATCATCCCAAAAAAAGTTAGCGGAATCACTTGCAAACGCACTTCCATTGCTGAACTGAATTGCACCCGATACTCCGCTTGGTGATGTTACCACCGCGATATTCCCACTTCCTAAAATTGATGTGGAATTTATGGTTTTGATGTTGGTACCCGATACCAATGTATCTTGTTTGGCGGCAACTTGCCCCGCCGTTGGAACCGCAACCCCACTTTGTTGCAATGTACCCGTGAAATTGATTCCCGTGGTGGATGCCTCCATTGGTAGGTTTGTACCTAATCCATCGGATAACACTTTTAATGCGGATGTGATTGGTCCGTTATCGCCCACCTTAATCAAGGCATCGTATGTTGTTGCGGGTGTTAAACCCGTTAATGAAATTCCCATATCTTATATATTATTCCAAGTTTCGTTGATTTCTTCCCACTTTGTAGTAATTCCTTGCCATTGCTCATTTGTAAATACGGGGCTTCGTGTGATGTTTCCAATCCCTTGCGCCCATAATGAGCCATCGCAACACTTTCGTGAATACTTATTTTCATTCTTGCATAAACAACCCCGCGTTCCGCCCCCTTGTGGTGAACTCCGTGATGGTGTTTTCCATCCTTGCGATGGTGCTGACTTATTGTTATATTCTTGACCCCAATCGCTCATCGTTTTATAATTATCATTAACAAAATTAATCCCAAAAACAAAGTTAGCCCAATCCATTGTGGAACCTTTACGCGTTCCGTGTACTTTATTTGTGCGGGTAACTGAATTGTTTTGGTGTATCTGATGGTGTCGGCCTTTACAACTGTTTGAACTCGGATAACATCGTGGTTTCTGTAAACAATCGTTTTAACGCCGTCTTTTTCAATTGTGATGGTATCAATCGTTTTTGTTGTGAAAGTGTCTGTAATGCTCACAGAATCGGTTACAAATAGCGTATCAATGGTGTGGGTGCTTGTTTGTGCCATAGCGGGGTTCTTTTGGATGGCTTTTTTTAAGTGCCATTCGGCCGAACACCCCGTTAAGAATATCATAATGGCGATTATCTTGGTTGTTTTTGTGAATAAATCACATTTTACCGCATTAACGATTTTCAATTGCGTTATGTAGGTGGTCAATTTCTTGACCTTTTCCTCCTTGGGTTTATATGTTTTTTTTACAAATTCCATGTAACGAAATTCGATGGATTACTATTTGGGTATTCTCCCGCTTGTTGGTTGGCGGTGTATTCTGGATATCGTTGTGGGAAATACGAAAGGTAATCCACGCAACGCCTACGATAAGTTTCTGCGATGTTTCTTTGTCTTTGCACAATTGTGTCCAATTCTTCCTTGCTTGGTAACTGCGTGTTCTCGGGTGAATTACGCACGATACCACCATTGGTTACCTCATATCCGTGAAATAACAACAAATCACTCATTGCGTAATGGATCAACAAAGGTTGCAAATAGTGTTCAACCAACAAAAGATAAAACCCCGCCAAGGTGTTTGCCTTTACATCATCCAATAACCTACGATACAAAACAGTACCGCATAATTCTTGAACTTGGATGTCCTGGGCTATCTTAATAAATGGGGTTATTTTATCCACATCAAAATTCCCGCTTAACTGCGTGTATTTGAATATGTCCTCCTTGGTGATTAGTAATACATCATCGTTTGCGTACATCTTATTTGTTTTTTAATGAACCTTTGTTTGGCATATCAATGGGCCTTGTTGATGCCGTTTCCCATCCACTTGGCGAAAATGGAACCCCCGCAGCGTTGGCACTCTTATTTGATACTTCGTTGTAATTTTCTAAATCGCGGTTCTCACCCGTTTCGCCTGGTTGCTTGGGTAAAAATTTACCCTTGATTTGCTTCCGTCTGAATGTCAATCGTTCCCATCGGTGGTGACAATTAACACCGCCCTTGTATTTCCAAATGGAATATGAACTTTGTCCGCTTGGTGCAAATTGTCCGTTCACACCCGCATCCCCCATTGTCAAAATATCCTCACGGCGATAAATTACTCCCCCTTTGGATTCTTGAACCATTGTACTACAAAACTGCCTTGAATTGTCGGCCACGATATTAGGGCCGTACCGATAACGGATTTTGTAAACCCCCTTATCATCACCACTTTTTTTATTGGGGTTTTCATACGCCATGTTAAATCTTAGTTCCTCATCCGCATCCGTAACTTCCGTTACATCAATGAGTTCCCACACATCTTCGTTAATTATTTCCCCACGGGATTTCAAATGTTCCAACCACGAATCTTCATCCGCGATGGTCATGTCCGCTAAATCAATCTTTTTTTTTAATGACAACGATACGCCCGTTTCTTCCTCGCGTGTTTCATCGTCAATTACATTGCCCGTTAAATCCGTAAACTCAAGTGGTTGTAAGGTCTTAAAATACATATTAAGGTTGTAACCATTGTGGTTCAATACCTTAGTAACTGCATCAATAACCAATCGTTGAAAAGGTCTGATAACTACATTGTCAAACAAGATGGATGCCGACTTTAATTCGTCCGCGTTATTGCCAAATCCCGTTCCGTCTTTAATACCCAATAACAACGGCGATACCACGCGATGCGATATCATAACCTTTTGCATTGATTCCGAACTTAGGAATTGATATTGGTTGTGTGCATCACTTAATTGTACTGGGGTAATATCCGCCGCTGAATCCTTGCCATCGTTCCAACTGATAATAAAACGACCCGCATTGGACGATCCGCCAAACTTGGCTTTGATTTGTGATTCAACCGTATCTTTAACCTCGGCGGGTGGTTGCCCATTGTTGAAGTTTATCAACATACTTGGTGCCAAACCATTCATGATGTTGTTGATGTGGAAATTCGATATCTCCGCTTCCAAGTTTGCATATTGCGTACCGCCTTGGTAGTCCACGGGTGCGAAGTAAAACGAACCCGTTGAATATGGTTTGATGGTTAGTATACATTCGTTTGAAGATTGGTCGTAACCCCATGCCCGTATCTCTGTGGGTTGTGTTCCACGCTTGATATTGGCCCAATCGGGATAATAATAATACTTTTCAATCTCGCCTTTGTCGTTGCACTTAGCGGGGCGAAGTGTTTGTTGTGGAAAGTGCTTGGCCTTTACATACTTTTTCTTGTCCTTTGACTTAACAAGTTGAAACGATGCTTGACCCAACATTTTTAAATCCATAATTACCGCCCGTAAATCATCGGCACTAAACATGGTTTTGAACTCAATATAACCTGGTAGGTTCCTCGATGTGCTTGTCACCTCTAATCCCTTGCCATAAATTTGGTCTGCAATGCCTTTGATACACGCATTGTTGGTTGGTGAACCATGATACAAGTCAATCAAATACTGATAATAATTGTTATCGTCACCATATTGCACCCAATCCTTGTTTTTTTGTTCAATGATTGATGGTGCGGTGTATGATTGTAGTTGTATAAATTCTAAACTCATAATGTTATCCAATTAGGTGAAACGGGGGCCGTTGTATCCCATTGTTTCCAAGTGTTGTTAATGTTGGTGGTTCCCACAATCCAATACCCTAAATACTCCCACACTAAATTATTTGCATTGAATACACGAATTAATATCTCATCGGTGTTTTGTGCAACCGCATTGATGGCGGTTAATGATGGCAAATTCATCGTGTAGAACGAATATAACTTGCTTGGGGTACTTGTGGCCGTCACCATCGTTTTGGTGGGCTTGTGCCACACCTCAATCGTTGATACACCCGTAAATTCCACAAAGGATGTGAAATTGATATTGGTGGATGCGTTATTGATGT